TTTGTGTTTCGTGTACTTGCTTCTACAAAGTGCAGCTTGTCTAACTTTTGTGGTTCAAGCACCATACAATGAAACAACTTCCCAGCTATCAAAGCAGGTGAATCTGAATCGCTACCGTACTTAATAACGTTTCTGTATGTCTTTGGGCTTTTAAGTATTGTTTTAATACTGCTGCTGCTTAAAGCATATTTACCCAAGTGTCCGTAGTAAAATTCATCGTCAACCATTTGGGTTAGTATTTCTTCTTTACCCCAATGATCGCCATTTAGTAATGTAATCATAGTTCTAATATTTCAGTTTGTTCAGATAATCTTTTGTCAAGTTCTTGCTGACATCTTTTCTTGTAACCACCTAATACGTTAGGGTTGTTAATTGCTTGTTCTAATTCCCAATAAGTAAGGGAAGCATAATAAAAGTTTTCGTAGTTCATAATATATGTTTTATACTGCAATGTAATAAACATTTTATAAACAAACTAATTATTTTAATTTTTTAATCTTTTGTATGTAAAGTGCAGCATCAAGTAATTCTGTTTGCAGTTCATTTAGCCACCTATAAAAACCTTCTGGATTATCTTGTAAGGTTGTACCGTATTCTTTTTGTCCTGCTTTACTTCTGCTATCCATAATGTACTTAACATCTTCTACTATGCCATCTGTTTGCATTTCAAAGTATTTTTTTTTACTATCACTCATAGCCCTAATTCTTCTTTTAGTTTAAACTTTTCTAATTCCTTTTCAAGTTCTTCTACTTTCTTTTCAGCTTTACTTGCTCTATCTATTGCACGTAGTTTAGCAGACCTATATTCTGCTTGTGCTTCTGCGTGGTAAAGTTCGTTGTGGTATATTTCAGTTATATAATAATTAATGCTAATAATAGCATCTATCATATTATCTAATTCTTTTATAGGTTTTGCTTTTTTCCACTTTAACAGGTTGTTGCTTATAACCTCAAAATCGGTAAGGTATTTAATGTGTTTTAAATTGTGTGTTTTCTTTGTTGACATAGTTTTATAATGTTTCAGCATCTATTACAGGAAGCATTGCTACCTCCTTTTCTATTTTATTTGTGTTGCTAAAGGTAGTAGTTTTATTATGATATTGCAATTCCCACTTTGGTTCTATTAAAAATAGATTAAACCTGTACACACCTTTTGGGGTAGAATTTATATACATCGGAAGATCAAGGTTTTCTTTTGCCTTGATAATCATTGCATCGTACTTTTTCTTTTCTATCAATAAAGTATCGTAATGCTTACCCCTGCATTTTAATTCTATTCTATGACGTTTGTTTACAGAATAACAATCCCACCTGCTTAATTGTTTACGTGCCTTTACTAAATCAGGATAGCAACAACCTTGTAAGTATTTAAATAAGTCTAATTCCTTCCAGCTAATCACAGATATTCATTGTAAACCTTTTTAAGCTTATCTACTACACCGTTAAAAAAACATTGCCCACAATTTGTAGCTTGTTTCTTTTCTGTAAATATTCTATTGTAAATAGCTAATACTTCTTTTTGAACTGTTGGTGTTACAGTTGTAACATTTGTATCAAAAAAATCTGCTATATAATTAAATTCTTGCTCGTTAAAACACAACGGTTTTGCATACGGAAACAATTCATTTAATTTGTTTTTTCTGTCATCACAGCCACAATCTTTACCTTCAGGTGTAAACTTTTCTACTACCTTTTTAATGCCTGTAGCTTTAGTTATTTTTTCTACAGTATCACCAAGTCCACCACTTTCTTTTTCGTGGTTCTTAACCCATTCTTTATAGGCTTTAGTCCTTTTGTCCATTCCATTCATAATCTTTGTTTTTATAATCTATATAATCTTCTTTAAATATTTCTTTAAGTTCTTGTTTGCATTTTTTAAGCGTGTTAAATATACTTACCCAGCTTATGTTTGTTTCCTGTGCTATTTTTCTAATAGACATATCTGTATTTCTGTACAGATTAAAAAGTGTTTTGTCATACCATCGCCAATTATCTATGTGGTTATCAATAAGTGTTACAAACTCATTATAGCCTACTTGTTCATCCATTTCTGAAGTGTCTGGTATTTGCGTAAAGTTTTCCTGATCGTCAAGCCTAACTTTATTAACCTTTCTTTTAGCATTGTAATAACTAAAATAGATAGACCGAAGGGTAAAAAAAATATACCCACGACTAACAATGCCTTCTTTAATAATTTTTTCTTCACTTGCGTATTTATAAATTACAATGTACATTTCTTGTACAACATCTTCTGCAAAATCATATTCGCCAAAAGAATTTACAATCTTAATCCACTCGTTGTGCTGTTTAGCTATTTTGCTTAACCACTTTGATTCTGCCATAGGACATTTACACTAATTATACCTAACAAACATTGTAAGGTGTATTCCGTAACTTCTTGTCCGTTTTCTTCAAATGTTTCATTGTGTACTAATGCCCCAATCATAAAACCCTTTACAGGACTAATTATTATTTCGCCATCAACCATAAAAGCTATAACAACATAAATAAATGCTATCAACATTAACATAACAAACAATGGTATTATTGGACTTAATAAAACATCTTCTGCCATCATTAGAATTTAATTGGTTTTGGTTGTTTTCTATGTAAAATATTCTGCCCCATAAATTCAAAACCCACATTATTTAAAGACATTCTTAAATTAATAGGTTGTTCGTATGGTGTACACCTACCGCCTGTTTCGTTTTCTTTTACTTTTAGCACGTGCAAATTACTGTACATCCATTCTGTTGGGTGCGAAGTATATCTGTGAATACAAAGCACATCGTCAGCACGGTTACCCCATTTACCTCCACCTTCTACAGCAGCTAAACCTAATGGCTGTGGTAAGTTTTCGTATTCGTGTCCTTTTTGGTGTGTACGTCTTAACGCTTCTGTTTGACCGTGTGCATTTAAATAAACAGTAACATTTTTCTTTTTAGCAAATAATCTAAACTCGCTGCTTACTTGGTAATCGTATTCGTGTCCGCCTACTGCCCTTAAAAGCTGGTGGTCTTTTGCTAAACTATTGTAAGGATCAATTAATAACCCATCGTAATCCCAAGCATCTTTAACTGCGTTTGCTTCTTTAAGTAAATCTTTGTAAGTGTATAAATCTTCTACGTCTATAATTTTAAAATGTTTATCGCACCATACTACAGCTTCTGCTATTTGGTTTTCTTCAGCTTCGTGTATTGGTTTATCCATTTTAAATTCTATAATTTTTCTTACAATACTTTGTGGTGTGTTTTCACTTGACCAGATTAAAAACTTTAAATTGTGTTTTATAGCATATACAGTAAGTAAATAACATATAACAGTAGTTTTTCCTACGTTTGCGTGTCCTATCAAAAGGTTAAAATTACCTTGCTTATAGCGTATGTATTCGTCTATTTCAGGTATGCCAATGCCTAACCCTTCTTTTACCCTTCCGTATTTTATATCAAGTATTTTGTTTTGTATTGTTTTAGTTTGTGCTATCATCTTATTTGGTTTATGTTTAGTCCATATTTTTTATATTCCTTATGTGTGTTTCTTCCTTTGCCTTCATACTCATAGCCTAAAATTGGATTAACATTGTAATTCCAAAAGTCTTTGGGCATTTTTTCACCTTGTTTTAATCGCTTTAATGTCATAAAAAAAGGGGCTGTTAAGCCCCCTATTATTTAAAATGGTAAATCCACTTCTTGTCTTTGTGGGTTTTGTTCGTTGTTTGTAACCTCGTTACGTTCTGCTACTGTAATATCACCACCTAACCAGCGTACAGCACCGTTACCTAAACTGTTTGCTTTAGCTTTAGCTTCACGTTCTTCTTTGCTTTGGCTTTGTGTGATCCAGATATTATTACCATACTGTGATTCATTTTGTACCATCATAGTCAGGTTTAAATATTGGTTTCCGTTCTTGGCAGTTACTATCTTTGTTTTGTCTATCGCTGATAGGTTTATACTGCCTGATAAAATTGCTACATTCTTTTTTTCCATAAATTTTGATTTTATACTCTTTGTTATTAATTTCAGTTTTGTAATATATACTTTTAATGCTACACCCTTGCAAGTTCATCTTGTATTTTTTTGCTTACCTTGTATTTAGATTTTATGCTTTCTAAATCACCTCCGCCTTTTAAATATTCAATAGCCTTGCTGTATTCAGGTGTGTTTTGATTTAACCACCTGCGATCTTCCACAATAGTAGATTTGCTACTTGCTAAATTCCCATCGTCATCTTCAGCTTGTAAGCCTAATAAACTTGCAAGTGTATATCTGCGATAGTAAGTAATAGCAGAACCTAATTTCTGTGGGTCATTAATGTCTGGCAAAGTAAGACTGCTGTCTACACTACCTCCGTTGTCAATGCAAATAATTCTGCTTGTAACCATATTATCCATTATAGGCTGAACTAATAAAAGTTTATGTTTAGCCAATAATGGGTTTAGTTGTTTAATAAGTGAGTTTATATCAAAATACTTTGACTTGTAAAATGGGTTACTTGCATCTTTGCTTACTGCACCTATTTCCTGTTGTAACTTAAACAGCTTGTTGTAGATGTTAGTTTCTGTCTTTGGCATAATAAATTCCGTTTTGAATGTTTAATTGTTTTTTAAGTAACTTGTTTTCGTGTTGTAGTTCTTTGACCTTGCCAAAAAGTTCTACTTTGTTTAAATGTTTCATATTGTAAATATAGTAATTATTTTTTAATAAAAAAGGGGTAGCTATTAACCACCCCTTGAAACATAAAACAATAAAACTAAAACAATCTTTTAAGTTCTGTACTGTAATGATCTATCATACCTTGCAGTTCATCATTACTAAACTTAACAATTTTGTTACTTTGTAAATATAATTCATTTGCAAGTTCCGTACCTAAATAAATTGAATATTTATACTGTTCACCACTTTTAAACATATTACATCCTACACATTGTGGTTTAACGTTTCTTAAATCCCAACGTGTATTGTAATGTTTTCTTGACATAAAATGTCCAGATTGTATGTTTTTCCAATGATACTGTCTGTTACAAGTTACACAGGTACACATACCATTTCTATCAGAATTACTTACCCTAACATACTGACTAAATAATATATCAAGTTTTTTTACCAGCTTACTACGTGTAGGTTTTTTGGCTTTAGCCATCTAAATGATTTATAAGTAATTTCCCTGTAGGTTCATCTATATTTTTTATTTGTTTGTATATATACTTACTATCAGATTTTACTTTGTTTTTTTCTGTTTTAGAAGAATCAATACCTAAATTAGTATATTGATTAGCATCAAGTTCTAACAAGTAGTCTGTACGTTCTTTAATAGATAATGCAAAGTCTTTAGCAATTTTTTCTGCCAAGTTTTTAATAGTTAAATCTTCAGTCATAGTATTTATATATATATTGGTTAAATTTATATTCCCACTACCCACCAAAGTTACACGCTTTTTTTTTAATAATAAATGTTTTGTTTATAACATTTAATTACTTTCCTTGACCACGATAAACCTTGCGATAATTTCTACTTGATTTTAGGCTGCTTGTTTTACTTTTAGCGTGTATGCCCTTACGCTTTTGTTTTGGCTTTTTATAATAATTACCTACTATTTGTTTTGCCATTATCTATGTTTGTTATTGCCAAATATTTTTTCTACACCACGACTACCGAAGTATGCAGTATAAATAATAGAACCTAAATTTGTCAAAGGGGTTACATCATAGTCAAAGAAAAAGCCTCCAATTATAGCTAACGTAATAAACAACAAAATTAAAGGTCTAATGTTTGAAGTTAAAAAATAACCGCTTCTGGCATCTGCCACCCAACGTCTTGTAACACCATCCATTTCAGC